TTCATTTAAAGTTTCGCTACGGATAATAAGCAACTAACACACATAAAAAAAATAAAAAGAAAGAAGCCTAAAAATCTATAGGCTTCATATTTTCTTTGTAAGGATTAATACTATAACCACATTTATTCATGTGATCCATAGCTTGTTTTTTACATAAGTCAAGGTCAATATAACCATGAGCTTCGCTCCAAAATTCTTTAGCTAGATCTTCATGATATTCCCAATAGTCAGAATAAGATAATTCCATAATTAAAAAGTAATAAATAAAAGAAAGAAGCCTAAAGTTAATTAGGCTCTATTAGTTTTAAATTGGATTTATTAAATTCCAATTTATCGTCATCAGTTTCGGCAGCATCGTCAATTATTACAACTTTGTTGCCATAATCCTCGATTACTTCACCTGAGATAGAACATAAAGAGTTATATTCTTCAGTTGTTTGTACATAATCTCCTATTTTAATAATCATCTTAGTTACTCCTCCTTAACATCTAAAGACTTATAGACCTTTAAAAGCTCCTCGTTAGTGGCCTCCTCTGCAAACCATAGTCTCTCGATCTCTGCACGTTTAGCAGCCTTTAAGCTCTCTTCGTGGTGGTTGTTAGTCATAATTAAATAAGCTCATAGGTCATATGTGCAGTAAATAAACTGCTTGAAGTATGAGAGACTTTATAACCTAAGTTAATAAGTCTTTCATGCTCTCTATCACCTTTCTCAATCCCCTTTACAGTGGATTGGTCATAGGTTCGATAAATGTATTTTGAAGTCATGATTAAATACTTGCCTCCTGGATACGAATAACAGGATTGAAGTATCTACCTTGAAAATGTTTAACAACTTTCAAAGCATCAACTTTACGATATAAACCATTAAAGATCTTTTCTTCATTAATGATTAAATAAAGTTCGAAATAGTTTTTCTTCACAATTAATAATTAGTTACTGGGCAGTTGTTCGTAGTTCCTCCATAGCTCTAAAGAACTATATAAGAACTACTAGAATCCTCTATTAAGAGAACCCTTTAAAAGGCCCGCAGGCCCTTTAAGGGATTGTCTAAAGAGATTTAATACTGATGATTTAATATCTGATTACCCATTGAATAAATAGCCTCATACTGAGCTTTGCCTATAAGGTCAAAAATAGTCATGTTTGGCTCATCCATATCAAGGTTCTTTAAATCAATACATCCTCTTGAAACATCATCCGCTAACCACTTGGCTCGGTCTGTGTTGTAAACATCCACTAAACCGTCAGCTATTTCATTTAAATGATCATGGAGATCATCAGTAATGACATCATTCTCTCTGCTTTCATCTGTGTATTCATGAACAAAGTTATGTAGTAGGTCAAAGATGATTTGATAACGCCAATTATTAGGCATCTCACCATCATGTAGCTCTCTTACAAAATCTTGATAAGTTTCTTTCTGATCCTCTTTTAATGAGATATGTCCACAAGGATCATTATTAAAAGCATCTAAGAACTTTCTTAACTGTTCTTTTTGGTTTGTTGTTGCAATCATTTGATTAATAGTTTCTGGGCAATAGATTCCTCCAGGATAATTTTCCCTGGATGATTTTTAAGGAATCTTTAGAACCTTATTAAAAGGCTCTAAGGATTCGTTAATTGTCAAAGGTTCTAGGACTAGTACTGCTATCTATTAGGTAACTATTAGTTAGCTAGTACTGACTATCAGTATCACTAAGTGGTGGGCATCGATAAAATAAAATAACAAATTCTTAACACTTTGTAACAATAGACTCCCTATATACCCCCTATGTTCTATTTTTTATGTCCAAATTGTCCAAAAGTTTGTCCAAAGTTCCTAAAACCCTATCTATGACTAGCTTGCAGAGCTGTCTATATGACAGTACTGCAATAAAAAGACTGTAGTTATAGTAAGAATCTACGCAAAAAAGTCTATGTATAGGGGTAAATTTTGTTTTTTGTATATATGCGTAAACCCTTCAAATTTTTGTTCCAAAAAGTTTCCAGACCTGATGTATGAGTTACTTAAAGATACCTAAGGGTAACTATAGGTTATCTATAGGATATCTATAGGATATCTATAGGATAACTATAAGTATCTATGGTTAACTATAAAAGTTATCTATAGGTTAACTATAAGATCCCTATAGACTGCCCAGAGATGTCTTATAGGGATCTTATATATTTTATTTTAGGTTGCTGATAGCGGATAGTCTATTTTACCAACTATTTGATACTTATTTACTGCTTATTTACTTGTTTAATCTTTTTTGCTATCTATCATCTGCTTATTCTCTGCTTATTCTCTACTTATTTACTATCTTATTTTAATCTTTAATTATCTATGGTCGCTATCCCCCCCTATAGTCCCCCCCTTTCATAAAAAAGGGTGTTATTTATCTACAGATAGTACCTAATAAGTGTTGCTTATAAATCCATCAGAGGAACCATTAGAATTACTTATCTGAGTGGGGGACATACCGAGTGCAGTTTGAGTGACGGTGTTGTTTAGGTAAGACCCCCAGTTATCTAAGTGAACTCTTAGTAGTTCATCTTTTCTGGATTTGATGTTTCTGTCTTCATCCTGGTTCATATATTCAGTCCAGTAGGCTACTGCACCTGATAGAGCGTCAAGTATGTCATCGTGTACTAAAGAACCTCTATGTTTTGTTATGCGAGACATCTGATAGAAGAGTTGAAGTTTAAGTTTTCTTTCTGGAGCTTCGTTAGGGTTGGATCTATAATCTTTTTCCACTACCTTGCGGTCGAATATCAGCCTGTGAGAGTTCATAACAGGTTCTAGGGTATCTATTATGCGTAGTTCTTTAGTCTTTGTATTGCGTACGTCTTGTACTTCACAGGGGTGATAGCGGAGAAGAAAAGGTTTTAACAATTCAGCGAACATACCACCACCCATATTTGACTCAACGAGGATGGTGTTTACCTTATTTGTCTTGGCTATCTTGGATAGTGTTGTTAATACAGCGTCTGAGTATCCTCCGTTTAGACCACCAGCATCAGGGACGTAGAGGTTTCCGTTTAGCATCTTTACTACAGCGTATCCTGTGGCATCTCTACCCTTGCCTGAGGGGTCGATAAACATTACAGAACCTGTATATTCAATCCAATCACCGAATTGCTGTGCAGGTCTGTAGAAATGATCTCCATTAAAGCCTACGCATGGTAATTCTTTGATGACGTATTCGGGAGAGGAAGACCAAATCACCTTTTCCGGTGCATGATCAGGGTTTACTGAAGAGATTATTAGGTCTGATAGCTTAAGAGGATAACGGTCTTGATCACTAAGGCTAGTGTCTAACATGAACTGTAAAGAAAACCCAGAACGTCCATAGGAGGCTTCACGT